TACCAAATAACTGTACCAGGGTTAGTTATTGCTCCTGTGCTGTCTCTAGTTTCAGCTACAGCTTGGAAAGTATTTTGAGTTTTAACAAGAGCTAAACCATTATTGTCTGTTGTGTTTGCAGACGTTAAAGTTACCGCTCCGTTTACCTCATTAGATATTCCTGCTGAAGCTCCACCATCTGCAATAGATGTTGACCATTGTGATGAAGGCAAAGTGTTATAAATAAAATCGTCTTTATAACATGTAAAGTTAGGATTATTGTCTACTGGTAAATCTTTAAACCATTTAGTGTTTTCAGCTAATCCAGCAAACATTACTGGATTTCTAAAGTGTGTTCCCGCCATAATTTTCTCCTTTTCCTAGTTAATGATATATAGTCTCTAGGCCGTCGACTATACGCGTCTATATATCGATAAATAATTGTATAGTAATTATTTTATACAGTAGTTTTTAGTAGAGTGCAAGAGAGCCTGTAATGCGGAGTGGAATTTTCCAACGATGTAGCTTTTTGTTTAAGTTGCTACAGAAACTTGTGGAGCTACCTCTTGAACTTTATTCTCTAAGTGAGCTTTTTGTGCTTCCGCTGCTCTAATATGAGTAAGAACTTCTTTAACTTTTTTATCAATCTTAACCATATTAAGGGTATATCTACCCTCCTTGAGATGTTCCTGCTCCCACTGAAGATCCAGACCTCTCTTTTTGTTGTAAAGGTCCTGTAGATGTTGCATCATCTCCTCCATTGATAACCTCCTCATAGGTTATTCGGTTCACCTTGGGATCCATCATTTCTCCAAGATATTCCCATTTTATATCTTTTTTTCCTAGTTTGTCAACTATGGCATTTTCGATGTCTAATGGGCCATCTAAACTTTCTATAACAAAATCTGCGTGATAACGATACGCATAAATTTTTATTCTGAATTGTTTAGGGTGCATTTTTTCTTTCTAATTTTTAATTGAGGCGGGATTGTGTCCCGCCTCAAAAATTTTATTATGCTCCCGGAGTACCGAAAATTCCTCTAAAGTCAGAAACACCAAATTGGTATCTTTCTCTAGCTTTGAATCTTAAGTTTCCAGTATCAAAATCGCCTTCCATAGCTGTTTTGATTGGCGTTCTAATGAAATGTTTCATTCCATTAGGAACATCAGTGATAAGGAAGAACGCATTAGGATCCGTTAAGAAATTGTTCACTCTGTAACCTTGAGGAACCATTCCCATTGATCTGATTGCGTTGATATCATTATCAGCAGTTTGAACTCTGCCTTCTGATTTCATCAATCTCTCAGCTTGAAACTGTAGCGCAGAAGGGACAATCATTTTTGTCGCTTTGGCTGCAATTTTTAAACCTCTTTCATCAGTGAACGCTGCAATGTCTATCATTGATTGTTCTAATGAAGTTTCGTTTAAGTCTGAGTTTGTAGCTAGTCTGTTTGAGACTGTACCAGCAATTGTAGGGTGAGAAGTGCTAAATAAAGAAACACCGTCCCCTGATTGGAAAGTACCAAACCCATTGATTAATGGATTTACTGACTTAACTTGCTTAGTATTTGCCATACTTCTAGCTAGCGCTTTTGTGTATCTGCTTGACAGTCTGTCATACAGGTTATCTTCTACCGCTTCCTCAGTAATCGCAAAGGCAAGAGCCACAGTTTCCATAGTGTATCTTGCAGTGTAAGTTTCTTGAGCATTGTCAAAAACTACACCTGATCCTTCAGGTTTTACTTGAGCATTAGCGAATCCAGATAACATAACTTCCTCTTCGAAAGCTCTGTCTGAAGTTTCTGTCGCGTAGATCTCAGCATGTTGATTTTCGTAACGTTTATATTCCAAGCCGAACAGTGCGTTCAAACCTGGCTCTAGTTCTTTAACTAGTTGTCCTCGTGATATAGCCATAATTTAATCTCCTATTCTGCTATTATATTCCAGCTGTTGAGTTTTTGTAGAAGTGTTCGTTAATCTGAACAACAAAGTTTACATGCGAAGCACCTAAATCATTATTGTCTGGATCTTTTGAAACACCTACAACCTTCAACTGTGCTGCAGTAGAGACTCCACTAGAGTCATCTAATTCAACACCTGAAACGTAGTTTGGAGCACCCCCTGCTGCGTAAATCAGATCGTAGTTCATAAATACGTCTGTTTGTGCGGATGCTGTTGTGTTGTCCGATTGTATCTCGAATCTCTCATACGGATCATCGGATACAAAGCCTACGATATCTGTTGCAGTATTACTTGCATTCAGATGATTCGCAAACGTCGGTTTTTCTGTGTCGGCTGCTGTAAAGAATACACCATTTAGTGAACCTAATAATTGAGTATCACCTGCGCCCGCCACTACTATAGTACCAGTAGCTGCCGGTTTTACCGGATCACCCTGATAAATAGCAGTTGCAGAAGCTGCAATACTGTATTCAGATAAACCTTGGTTGTCTCTATTTTGACCGATTTTTCCTATCGCTCTTAAGCCGAAAGGACTATTTTGGTTTGCCATAGTTTTTCTCCATTTGTTAGTTTAAATGATGAACTAGAAATTGTTAAAAAATTTATTTCTTCGTACCACCAAAAGTTACACGAGTATTTCTATCAATATTGATAGGCATACTTGGATGCTCTTCCTTCATGAGATCGTTGTCAAAGGCACTTTCGTTGTCCTGCGCTTGTCTACGATAGTAGTCTGCGTATTGTTGTGCGATCTCTTCAGGTACTCTAGCGAGCACTAGGCCACCTTGACCGATCACTCCCTTGTATTTACCGTCTTGTACTACAGCATAATCAGCTTCATTATATTCATCGGCTCTTACTAATTCATAACCAGATCTTAATCGACCTTGTACGTTTTTAGAATCGTCGAATCCCATAGACTCAGCTCTAAGCCATCTATGTACAAATCCTGCCGGTGCAGGGGGTGCATCTAATAAAGATGGTGGAGCCCAGACTTTTGGTCGAGATGTTTTTTCTCTAGTCTGACTCGCACGTGAAGTTTGTTTATCTTGTTTTTCCATGCTTATACTCCTTCCGTGATTTTTAATTGTTCCGCATAGTCTTTAAGTGGCACACCCAATTTTTTAGCAATTGCTACTTGTGAAGGTGTGAGTTTCACAGTTTTGCGACCAGAGGTTTTATTTACTCGCGTAGCTGAAGCTACAGTTTGAGTAGGTTTAGTCGATTCCTGAGTAGTATTACTATCAAACTTGTGGGGAAATTCAAGTCTAATTCTTCTATCTATCTCTGAATAATATTCTTCAGGTTCAGTATTAGGGTCATATCCTTCAATTTCTGTTAGTTGTCTGTGTATTACTTTGGCTCCCTCAGTCATAACTTGATCTGTGTTAAACCAAGAATTTTTTCTAGCCCAATCTCTTGCTCTAGGATCTACTTGTCTTGGCATTTCCACTTCTTGTTGAGGTTGTTGAAGTACGGGAGTTTCAGTTTTCTTTTCAGCTTGTCTAGCTTTTAAATCAGCAAGTCTTGCTTCTTCATAACCTAGTCTTGAAATTTCTGCAGTTGCAGCAACCTCAGCTTTCATATCACTTTCTTCTCTAGCTTTTGCAAGTTTTGCAACAGCTGCTTCCATACCCGCTTTAATTCTACTTTCTTTTTCAGTTACAAATCCTGTATCTAATTTTGCAAGTCTAGAACTTAAAGCTTCTTTTTCAGCTAAAACACTTTTTGCATAAATGGTTGCGGCCTCTTCTCTTCGCTCTGACTCACGCATTTTTTTAGTTAGTTTAGCTATTCTTCTTTTTACTCCTTCAGAGTATTCTTCTAATTCTTTCTTCTTTTCTGTATTCTCTTCCTTAGCTTGAACATCAGTCGGCTCATCTGATTTCGCAATTGCGTCATCGGCGCTACCACCGTCTTCAAGTTTTGTCTCACGTTCGTTTTCATATGATTTATCCGTTCCTAATGTTTTTTCTTCTTGTACAGTTTCTTCAATTAAAGATTCATCTTTATTTGATTCTACTTCTACTTCGGCACCAGGACCAGACGTATCAATTTCAACGGGTTTATCTGTGTCTTGCATAGTGTTCTCCTATGGTTAATATTGATGAAGTATGTCTTCGGGGTTATCGATGGTTGCTAAAACTTCATCATCATTTAGCAATCTAACTTCTCCCCCATCGATTTGTATTCGGCTGCCTGCATATCTTGCAAAAACAACCCAGTCTCCTTTTTTAGCCCAAGGGCCTTCAGGAAATTTTTCTTTATCGTAACAATGAGGTCCTGTTTCAAGAACAAGGCCACATGTAGATGCAACTTGTTGTCGTTCTAAAGTATCTTGTCCAAGATACAGTCCACCTTTAGTTTTCTCTGGCATCTTAAAAGGTAAAACTAAAAGTCTCCACCCAGTTGGTTTTGGTAGTTTAGAAGATTCTTTTGATTTTAAACGTTCGTAACCATCAACTTCTTTTTGATGTTGATCTTTATTTTGTTTTTCGTATTTCTCTGTCAAAGCATTTTTATGCTTTGGGACTTCTGTCTTTTCCAATGTTGACGATTTTGCCGTCTGCGTCTTTTCCATCTTTAGCTCCTTTGTTTAGCAGGTTGGATATTTCCCCTGAAATAGTTTGGTAAGCGTGCGCTTGTCCTAACATATACTTATATTTTTCCATATTGTCAACGCCTCCAGCAATCATGGCGTCTCCTATCCTTTGATAAGACTCTTTTAAATATTTTTGTATTTTAGTTATTAAAGTTAACTCATCCATTTTTTCTCCTTTATATTGGTTCACTAAAAACTGATGTTATAGTTTCTTCTCCGTATGTATTATACCATCCAAAATCTTCGCAGTTTTTGTACATTTTTTTTAAATAAAAATAACATATTGGATGCCAATTTCCATTGTCAAGTATAATTTTGTTTTTGTAATTGTATTTTTCAATTAACATTTTAGCTATGTCTTCTCTTTTTAAAGTATAATCTACATCATTATCTATAAGAACATATTCAACGTTACTTAAAACTTCTGGAAACCAACTTAAATCAAAATCAAAAAGTCTTACGTTGATAGGAACTAACTTTTCTATTTGTAATTTATATTTTTCATTGTTTTCAAAGGATCTCACACGTTTAAATATTTTACTAAAGAATATTGTTGATCCCCCAGAACCAAATTCTAATATAGCTTTGTTTTTTGTATCTTGTTCTGTTATCCACTTTAAAAAAGAGTGTGTTAAGTTTGGTGGACCTATGATCATAAAATTATTTTATAAACATTTGAATAGAAATTCTAGGTATTACCGGACTGGTTACAGGATTAACTTTATGTTCAAGAGGAGTTTTTACAATAATTAATGAATTACCAGTACAAGGCAGAAAACCAGATTGATCACCATCTTTAAACATAAATTCACCTCCCCAGTTTCTATTCCATCTTGAGTTTAAATAATAGGTTGCACCGTATTTGTGTCCAGCATCACTATGCCAATTTATACCAGTGTCTTTTCCCCACAAATAAATCATAGTTTTAAAATAAGTCATACTATTTACATTTTCTTCTATTTGAAAATAAGAGTTGTGAGCAACTAAAGTTTTTAATTTTTCAAAAGGTGGGTACTTAGATACATCTGATATATCTGGTGCTTTTAGATTAACTGTAAGACCCTTGGACCAAAAATCTTTAGCTGATTTTTTTTTAATTAAATTTCTTTCTTTTATAACCGCGTGATGTAAATCCTTATATAAGTTATAATCTAAAAAATTATGGATACACCATAGTTTACCTGGAATTGAAAAAACTAATTTCATTGATTTATTTTATATTGAGTTAATAAAGATGTCCTTGGTTTAAAAGAATCTGTAAAACTTAAAGGAGCATGATAAACATTGGAGGCCCATGAAACTATTCTATTTGGTCTAAAACCAATATGTGTATTTAATTCAAAATTATCTTTATCTTTTTTAACATAAAAACCTGTTCCAGAGTGAACGTTTTCATTTCCATCTATGTAAAGTATGGTTTGAAAATTTGTAATTTTAGAAGCATCTATATGGACTTCAACTTTTTCAGATTTAGATACAAGTGAAAATTGATTTAAATTTATGCTTAATATTTTTACATTAAAAAATTTAGAAACTTCCCTTTCCATAATATCTGTAATTTCTTTTGGAGCATTGTCTGTAAACCAAACATGAGTAGGGTTGTCTGTAGAATAAGATAATGCCATAGGCTGCCAACGTATAGCTTTGCTATAAGATTTTATTTTATTAAAGTCTTTTTGATTTAAAAAATTATCTTTTATCCTTATATCAAACTCGGTTTTTTCCTCTTGCATTTCTTATACTCTGTTTACCTTTCTTAAATATAGCAGCGACTTTATTTTTTTTCATAACTTTGGCACGCTGTTCTCCAACAGTTAAAATTTGAATTTTTCTAGCAAACGGTTTAGATATTTTTTTAACCTTCGCCACTGTTTTTCTCGCATCCGTTGGCGTTGCGAACTTGATCTTAACAGTGTCACGCGGGTTTTCATCAGTATAAAGTCGTCTATCACTTCCTTTAGGTTTTTTACCTGTTCCTACTTTTGGATCTGCCATTGATGACTCCTTTTAATATTTTAGCTTGACCTGCATGTGCTTTCGAAGCTTTTTTCAAAGCCTTAACAACTTTCTTAATTTTTCTTTTTTTATTATTTAACATTTCCATCTTCTTCTAGCTTGACGTAGTCTAGAATTAGGATCTCTTGCAGCTTTAGGAAATTTTTTCATTTGTCCTGCACTTCTTGCACAGTATGATTTTCGCCTTTTAGCGGCAGCGGACCCTTTTTTAACTTTACCAGTCACAGCTGTTTTTAATTTAGAACCAGGGTTTGCTGCTCTATAAGCCTTTACTCCGGCTTGAGTCATACCCGCACCTTTTTCAGTTGGTCTAATATCCTAT